TCAACATGGATACAAATTTGTTTCTCTTTTGTACCATTACCATATTCAAGTTCTTCACCAATTCTAAATTCTCTTGGTTCAACTAATACAACTTCAACTTCGTCATAATTTACATTGCCTAGATCAACACCACTGGTATATTTTACAATACGTCCTCTGGCTCCAGTAGTTTTACCTACTATAATCTTTCCTGGTAATATATCAACGTTAGTGTTTATACCTTGGTCAGTGTAATAGTTTGTACCGCCGTTACTAAATTGTATTTTGTATGTGCTACCCTCAACAGTTGTGTATGTATCTACTGCTGTAAATCCGTTTGTTATGATATCTATAATAATATCAAACTGATTGTTTAAGGCATTTTTAATTGTATTACTAACATTATTAATAGTTGAATCTAAGTACTGCGGTATTGGTACTGAAAATTCTGTTGGGTATATTTTACTACCATCTTCGCATTCCAATAAAATATCTTTCAACATTACAACATCACCGCCAGCAAGTCCATGTGCTGATGTTGTTGTTACTGTTGCAATTCCTGAAACATTATCATAAGCAAAGTTACTGATTGAATAGGTGTTTAAACCAAGTGTAACTTTACCTCCACTGATGTATGTGTGTACAACTGTAGATGGTCCAAGTGTAACTTGGAATTGGTTTGTAGTTAATCCTGTTGCTGATACCGTAAATAATTTTGATTGTCTTTTTAAGTCTATATTTGAAACTACATTATTAACATATTGTTTTGCTTTTGTTAGAGCCGCAAGTGTTTCTGTTTGCTGAGTAATTCTTGCTTTTGCTCCTGATGGTGTACTGAAATATCTTTTAGCTGATTGTAATGCATTGAAGTTTGCATTTGTGCTATTACCGATATCAATAATCATTCCATCAATTATCAATCCTAAATCTCTTTCACATGTGTTATCTGGTACTGTAGGTTTGACAGGCCCAGGAAGGCTGTCAATTCCAGATGCGATAGTGTTTACAATAGTTTCTGTAAGAATGGTAGCTCTACCACTTACGTCATTATCTCCAACACCGTGTTCACAATAGAACGGATCAGGATATACTTTGTTTCCTGCTGTAGGACTATTACAATTTAAAAGTAAATCTCTTATGACTACAGTTTGTCCTGCACTTAACCCGTGTGCAGAGTCTGTTGTTATGGTTCCGTATCCTGTGTTGTTATTATATGTAAACCCTGATACAGTCTTTGTTCCTGTATAGTATCTAACTGCATTAGCTCTTGCAGATATAAATGTGTGTGCAGATGTATTAGAACTTACACCTACATTTACTGTAATAGATGTTCCTGCTACTGATGTAATTGGTAATGCTGTATTGTAAGCAGGATCAGATCCAGGAGCACTTGTTATTGAACTCTTTCTAGGATATGTATGCTCTGTTGCATAAGCATCCTTTCCACAAGTAAATTTAAAACTATCTGGTGTAAGCTCAACACTGTCTGATGTTGTTAAGCTATGTGACCCTATTGTAATAACAAGATCTCCAGTGGTAGGATTATATGTAGCATTAGTAGGTGAATAAGTTGTTAAGTTTCCATATACAGTACCTCCACTTAACCAAGTGTGTGCATAAGGAGATGTTCCAATCCAAATTTCAAATGTGTTACTAGTTGGTGCAGTTGAATTATATTGTCCATTTTGTAGTGTGAATATTTCTGCATTAGCCTGTGTAATGTTCTCAGGATAAATTTTTGAACCAGTTGAACAACTTATATTGATTCCGGATAGGAAGAAAGTATCTCCTCCAATTAATCCATGATTCACTGTCGTTGTAAGTGAAGCAAATCCTGTGTTGTTATCATATGTGAATGTGCTGATAGAAAGTGAAGTACCGTCTGCTTTAGTAAGCAATCCACCATTTACATAAGTGTTTGTTTGAGCACTTGTTCCAATATAAAATTGTAATCCTGTTGCTGAAAGATTTAAGTTATCAGCTTGGAAATATCCTTGCTTTGTTGGATATGCTGTATTTGTTAAAACATAGTTCTTAACTAAATCTCTTGCAAATTCAAGAGCGGCATTTGTCTGTGCTATTTGGTTTACTGTATTATTACTATTATCTGTTTTATTAACAGCATTTACAGCACCAGCTAGATAACTTGATGCCATTCTTCTTGTTTCAATATTTCCGCCTTTGCTTAAATCATTAATCCAAGCATCAACAATATATCCTACGTCTCTTTTACATTTCTCTGAATTATATCTAAAGTTTGTGAAATTTGCAGTACCATCGCTATAACTTACACTAGCATCTGAATTTATTTGATAATTGATCCATGCTGTAACTTCTTCTTGTATAAATTTTTTGTTTTTGAAAAGAAGTGCTTCGGCATTAGGATTCTGTACACTAGTAGATGCATAATCATGTTTTGGAAAAGTATCGTTCACATAATCTACTACAGATTTCTGGATAAACTTTTTATTGTTTTTCAAATATGTTATTGCGTTTGCCGCCGCAGTGTTAGGAGTTTTTACACCTACACTTGTTACAAGTGCAATACCATCACCATTATCGTATGTAATTGTTTGTCTATATGCACCTGGTTCAATAGGAGCTGACTCCATAATCTCCTGTGCCTTCATAGCCGCCGCTTTTAAACTTCCAAAAGCATAACTTAATCCACGTCCTTCAAAACCGACTGGAGTGTTCTTTTGTGTATCATCACCTTGCTTGGTTACATACAAATCTTCCGTTGAAGCATATGAAGAATTATCTACGTATAGTTTTGTTGCCGCTTGTCTATCTTCTATTGCACCCGTTGTACCTTGAAGATAACCTGGATGATCTGACAAGTACAAAGGCCCTGCCATTTCATCACCTTGTCGCCTTACAGAAGCATTTCTTGGTAAAGCTTCGTTTGTTCTATACGTACCAAACAATGCTTCATTGTAAAGTGTATCTTTAATAATATCTTGCCCTGTTGGTGTAACTGTAGATCCTAAAGCAATATTAACTTTTGTTCTTGTTACATCATCATTGTTCTGTGCTTCTGTTTTACTTGTGTGAAAACTGATTTGATCTTCATTTACAAATCTAATGAAATAATCTGTATTGTTAGTTAAACCATTTGGCGGAGTATCTGTTGTAGAGTATCTCCATTTAAGTCCATTCGAACTTGTGTCAAATCCGTGATTGTTTATAACAACATTACCTGCTCTATATTCTGCAATTTGCACAGAATATTCTGAATCATCTGCAGGCTCAGTTCTAGCAAAAACTGATTTAGTTTCTTGGAAGTTTACGTTAGGAGCATATAATTGATCACTTGTCTTTTTATCAACTACGATATCATCTAAAGTAATTGTGCTTCCGTGTGTTTGATTGAATTCATTTATAGCCGCTTGAGATGTGGCAATTTTACCAATAGCATAAACTTGGTTACCACTTAAAGGTCCACCAAGTATTGGAGAAGTATCAGCATTGATGTTGGCGCCTGTATTAGTAATGGTTATTGCAGTTGAACTTGTATTGTCAATACTAATTCCTGTGCCTGCTGAAAGTGTTTTTTGTACAAGTTCTGTACCTGAATTGTTTCCTATTAACACACCATTGGGTGTTATTGCTGAAGGTGTGTCGTTAAGTGCGGTAAAACTAATTGTACCACCTTGCCCGAACACTGCATAAAGTTCTGTGAAGTTTTCATTTGCCTTTCTAAAGGCTTCGCGAATACTATCACCTGTTCCGTCATTACCCTCAACACCTAAATAGATATCTTGTTTTGCCATTTACTAAAATCCTATGCTTTCTCCGCAACCACAACTACTTGTGCTTGCTGGGTTTTTTATATCAAAGTAAGAACCAAAAACTTCTTTTTTGTAATCTACAGTCGATCCTATCAAATACATGATGCTCATACTATCTATTGCAAATTTTCCGTTTGGTAAATCAATGATCTCGTCTCCTGCTTCTGCTGAATCTTCTAATGTCCAATCGTACTTGAATCCTGCACAACCACCACCTTTTAATGCTAATCTTACCGCATTTTTTTTATGATCGTTAAGCATAGTTTCCATCTGTTCTTTAGCTGAATCTGTTAAAAATACAACATCTGCCATTACCATCTCCTAAGTATTTATATAATATTTTATAATCCTAACGTAAATAAATACAGTATGTTCAAAAGAATTGAAAAAGAAGTACGTTTCTACGTTCGCAAAAGTAAGAAAGGAAAAAGCCATCCTTACAAGCGTTTACGTAGTTATGCTATTTTTGAATGTGACGATTGTCACTCTGAATTTAAACGTGAAAAGGGCAAAGTGGATTCGAAGCGTTTAGATAACTTCTATGTCCACGTTTGCCCTAAATGTGATCCTAAAAGATTTGCACAACGTAAAGGTGTTGAGCAAAGGAAAAAATTAAATTTATCCGTTAATACTGATATTAGGATAGATGAGCTTTAGCCCTTTTTCCAGATAGTCCATGCACCATATGCGATTGCACAACCTGCGGCTATTTTAGCTAATGGGGATAAAAACAATACAAGTAATCCTAATATTATTAATACTGCTCCGTCCCAAGAAGTTCTTTCTGATTTTCTATCATTAATCCATTTTTTAATCATAGTGTTCTCCTTTTCGTAAATTTATTTATTGGTCGATTCGAAGAGTTTTATACTCGCTAAATTCTTTGCCTTAGATTCTACCATTATATCGGCGGTGTCTCTAAAAGACAAAGCCCAATCGTTAACAGCCCGATTCCACATAAAATCGCTATGAGCACGTAGTTTTTGCTTTTTGTATCCTTGTTCAAGTAACTTCTCCATGTCTGGTAATGTATCTATATCGTGGTCGACTAGAAGGTCTTCACGTGATACAGAATAGTGTATCACAGGACGTACACCACGCCAACTGTCTACTATGCGAGAAAATCTATCGTCGGTGGGACGTATATATTCACCTGTTTTGACCCAGTGATGGTGTATGTCAAGCACCAATGCGAGGTGTTTTCGTAACTCCAAACTTGCTTCGATACCCCACGAGTTTTCGTCGTTCTCGATCGTAATTGTGTTTCTCGCTTCCGTAGATAATCTTGGGTAGACGTCGATGATACCGGCTGGACCTTTGCGGCCGGATATGTGGACATTGATCTTAAAATCTTGGTATTGCTGGCCGAAGCCCATCCATCTGGCGACATCAACATGATATTCAAACTCCTCTATACTTCTCTCTACAATGTCTGGATTGTCAGATGCAAGAACAGTAAACTGACCAGGATGCATAGAAAGCCTAACATCCAACTTTCTTGCAAGGTCACCGACTGGCCTGAAATGCTTTTCGCAATATGCTCTGACATCATCTTTACGCCAAAAGTAACTCCAAGTAGGCTCAGTGTAAACAGGCAAGACATCACTGCCAAGTCTAACCATTCGTAAATCATTATCTAATCCTCCTACATACTTGATCAAGTTGTAATAACTTTTAATGTTGTGGACCATGATATCCCACAAACGTTCTTCAGCAACTTCCTTTGTTTGCCTGTTTAACCAAGCAACTGTTGTACTACGAGTATTTAGTGGACGCTGAATTTCTTCTAGTAGTTTCTTTTTCTGCGTTTGGTCTGGATGCATGTACTTACATGCAAAGCCAATTCTTCTAGTCATATTCTTTTAACAACTTCCATGTGTGTTTCCAATCACTTACACTATAACACATACCTAAATCGTTGTCAAGTATAACTCTTTTCAAAGGGTAGTCATTACCTGCACGATCCATTCTATCTCCAAAAAAGTGTAAGGTATCTTCCAACTCGTTAAAATCATTTATAATCTGAGCTTTGTCCTTGCCATAAGGAAATATATCAATACCTGTTTCACCGCCTACAACTGCTTGAATAGCAGGAAAAAATTTTTGGAATTGTTCTGCAATTCGTATTCTTTCTTTTGATTTTGTATCATATTCTACATACATCTTGCGTTCACCCATTGTAGCATTACGTCCTACAACACTAAAGTTAACCATTCCTGGTCTCTTTTCAATATGTAATCCTGTTCGTAATGGAAAGTCACTCAATCTACATTCAGCCCTTAACCATTTTTCTGCTTCTTCTGGTATTTGCCAATCACTTGTATACACATTTGTACTACCTTCCCAAACATCACTTCCGGAACAATTATAAACTCTTTGTGCTAGACTATATATTTCTTCACCTACTTGTTCTATTGTTTTATCTCTATCACTTCCTGTAACCAAGTAAACATCTCTTTCAGCACAAAAATCTGTAAAGAATACAGCAAAGTCCATGTCAATTTCTTGCCTACTAGGTGTAAGGGTTCCGTCTACATCGAATATAAATTTATCTACCATAAATCTAGCATCCTTCCATTTCCTGCTATAATCATGCAACAAGTAATAATATGTAATGCAATCCAAAAGGTTCTAGCCAACAATGCCTTTTTTACATCTGTTTGTGGTATTGGTAAAAACTCTGGCTTATCTTCGTCATTAATACCTATTGGCATTCCTACGGTTCTTGCCCACATTTTTAAAAATCCATTCATCTCCAATTCTCCTTTACCCAATCATCTTCTACTTGATGAGGATGAGGTTCACCATGAAATACTGCAACATTTGTTTTAGGCATTACCTTTGGTTGTGCCTTGTTTCTAAAATTTCTAGAGCCTCCTGCTCTTTCTAAGTCTCCTCTATCTCTCATTTCCCATTTGTAACTTTGAATCCATTCATCAGGCCAAAACGTCCAAAGATGGTTTTTACTATGCAATTGATCATATATCCAATCTTGGTCACCGTGGAACCTACGCATGTTCATTGGTGCGTTATCCATAAATTGATCATACACAAATCCCAAAGAACTTGACTTTAATCTAAAAACACTACTATTCATGCGATTCCAATCATGCCTTAAACTTCTATTAAAATCTCTACATATACAAAACAAATCAGGATTATATGTAAACAAATTATCTATGTTTCTACATATTACTACATCTAAATCAAAGTAAAGTATTGTGCCATCTAATGGAAAATTTTTATCAAAGAACATAGGTTTGTACCACCATCCATATACTCCTATCTCTTTTAAGTTGATAGTTTTTATTTCAGGATTTATGTCTCTGACATCGTCTGTAAAGCAGACAAAAGTATGTGGAATTGTACAATGGCGTTTTACCATATTGTAAAGTTTGTTAACGTATTCAGAACTGTATTTTGTTCCGTGTTTCAAACATACAATAAAGTTCTTTGTATTAGAGTTGAAAGATACAGGTTGTGGATTAACTGCTACTTTAACTGTTCTTTCTGTATCTTTCTGTTTTTCTAGCTTCTTATGTGCCTTTTGAGCTCGGTCAAGCTCTTTTTGCCTACGTCTTTGTTCTCTGACAATACGCCACTGAGCTTTTGTGTACTGGCTTTTGTCTACTTTAGCCAAAGTTACTACACCTTTTTGTATAAAGTCTTTTGAAAAGAGAACGGAGTAAAGATTGCACTGTTGGCTCCGTGTTCTGCACACTCACAACTTTCACACCAACAACGATCATTTGTTGCATCTCTAATAAGTCTGTCAGCATAAGCCCAAGCGTGTTCTGCAAATTTTTCTGCACCAACACCGTCAAACTGTCTTATTTCTGCAAGACCTTTGCTTTCTAAAAGTAAAAGCTCATCTTTCATTGGATCATCTTTGTCAATACAAAGTTTATGATCAAACATATCTTCAAGCCATGCTTTTAACGGCTTTAGTCCGCCAAAGTCAACAGCCCAGTTTTTATTATCTAATTCTGAACAACCAAATGTAAATTTAAATTGTAAACTATATCCATGCAATAAATGACAGTGTGAATGATCTGCATTCGGCTGTCTAAATACTGCTGATAGTCCTATGTTATGTCCGTATGTTTTTGTACTATAATATGTCATATTCTCTCCTGTTTTTTACGGCGGAGTATTTTACGAGGGTCGACGTAAGTCCTCATGTTTATACTTATTATACTATAAGTTTTGCAAAGTGTCAAGTGAAACATTTGGATATTTCCATTGTTTTGGCATAATCCAATCGTGTGTATTAAAAATAGTAAATTTTTTGTTAGGAAAACATTCAAATATTTTTCCAATTTGTAAAATCCAATAAGAACAATCTACTGCTTCGTCATACATACTTTTGTAACCATCTGTATCTGCATATACATTGTTTAGTTTTCCTTCAGTGCCATATAAATCAAAACCTACAAGTTTTATGTTTTCCGCAAGATTTGCGCCTAATAAAACTGCATAAGGACCACTCCCCCAATTGAAAGGGTCATCGTGTCTTTTATCACCTTGATAAGGCAAATCGGGTAACCCGACAACATCTCTGTGTTCAAAATCTTCTAACCATCTCTGTCTAGTGTAAACAGGTTTATAGTTTGATGCAAGGGCTTGCTTTACCATCTTCTTATCACAACATACCAAATAGTCAACAAAATAATCTCTATGGATTGCATTGCAACCAATTTTAGTTTCGTGATGAAGATTTAGGTTTAGTTTTTTTCGACTTGTTCCGTTTCCCAGTATTATCATTTATATCCTGCTTTATACTAGTTAAGTCATCTAATATTTCTTTGAACTTATTGTTGGCATGTTCTAACATTGAAAACAAAGCTCTGACAGTGTCCAATACCCACCACCACCATGCAAAGGCTATACATGCAAATAATGTTGCTACTCCACATAGTATCCATTCCATGATGCTATTGAGGTCAAAGAATATTGCTACACACAATAGAAACAATGCACCAAGAGGTGCAATACGACCTAGTGTGTACCATATCCTAACCTGTTTTTTTATATTTTTCTTATCTGTCATCCACCAATGTTCCCGAATGGTCTCCATTCTCCAGGACTTCCTGTCCTGATACAAATCCAGCCTAATGTTCCGTTTGGTTTAGGATCATCGTCCCAAACTATGTCACCTTTATTATATAGTCCTATGGTAGGGATTTTATTTCCTACTTCAAATTTTTTGCCCTGGAACTTTACTGCTCTATCTGTTTCAATTGAGAGATCATTGGGTACATTTGAAACACCGATGCCGATGTTTCCTTGTATGAGTGTACTTGAATCGCCTTGTATTTTTAAGGCGCCACTAGCGTCTACAGCTAGTTTTGATGAGTCGTCTCCGACTATTCTTCCTAAATTAAGTAGTAATTCAGATAGATTGTTTAATCCGTCTTGTATTTCTACTATAGCATTATTATCGATAGAATGTAATCTAGTCATTTTCTATGGCTCCAAATCGTTTCCATTTGCCTGGATTTCCACTTTCAACACAGATCCATCCTACGTAACCGCCTGGTACAGGATGTGTATTATACTGCATGTCGCCTATATTGTAATTGCCTTTGAGTGGAACATCTTGACCTACTTGTATTTTCTTTTCAGAAAATCTAATTGCACCTGCAACTTGGAAGTCAACATCTTCGCCAGGATATTGTACATTTACGCCTAATTTGCCTTTAACTTCAACTCCACCATGTTCTTTTATAACAATGCGTTCTTTGTTATCAGTTATTAATGAAAGTTTACTAGTTGTGTAAGCACCTACCCTCAAATGGTCAAAATCAGGGTCAACAACAAATTCTGCTTCGTTACTTGCAACACTGAATTGAGCATTCGGTGCTTCCACACCAATTCCGAATCTCATTGTTCCACTGTCATACAATACAAAATCATCTACATTTAGATCTCCGTCAGTCTGTAAGTTTACTAATCTTCCAACACTTGTAAGACTACTTTTTTGTACTGTAACTCCTAGTGCGTCTGCACTAATTACAGGGATATCATCAATTTTAACAGTAGCATTTCTATGTAAATCAATATCACTGCTTATGTAAAATCTATTTTCTCGCCAAACAATTTGCTTGGTTGCTTCACCTTTTTTCCTCCATTGTAATCCAATAAGTGAATTATCTGATGGAATATCAAAATCAACAGATGCAACATGCTTCTGATTAGAAATTAGTTGTTCTACTGTTAACTTATCAGCAGTTATTTCACCACCTACTGTAAGGTCGTTTTCTACGTTTAAACTACCAAGTATATTATCAACATCGGCTGTGCCTACTGTAATTTGATCATCTTCAACAAGTAATGAAGTTCTTGTAGCTTGGTCACGTATTCCGGTGCTTCTAAGCAGTGTGATTTTACCACCATGCACTGCGTTACCACTAATGCTATTGACTGTGGCTTCTGGAACTGCTGGAGTCTGGGTGTTTGCAATAGTCTCTATAGTTGACCCAAGTCTAGAGAGACCGTCTCTAATTTTTTCTATCTGGCTCATGTAAGTATTTATCTTACTGCCTTAAGAAGAATAGTTTCCGGATTTATCCTACCGTTTAATTTTATTTCAACTGCATTAATATCTTCCAAAAAGGTGCGTAGTTTAATTTTACCAGCATTATGAAACTCTTTTAGCTTTTCTTCAGGCTTTCTAATAGTCTTTTGTATACTCTGTGATTCTCTGAATCCAGTAATTGTAGTGCCTTTCACACTTAATCCAGATCCTTCTCTTTCCTGACCCAAAGGATCAACGTTTTTAGCAACGTATTTTCCTATCTTACGTGTCTTCGTATTGAATACCCAGAGCTCGTTACAAGCAATGATATCAATTGGATTGATACTAGCTAAATGAAACTTGTCGTCTGTTGCTTTGAATTTTAGTTTTTGAACTAATTTCTCTTTACTCTTAGGTGCTCTTTTACGTGTTTTTCTATTTGCCTTAGATGCTTCGATTACCACATTCAACGCACCAATAATGTTACCATAGGCATCATATAGTTTCTTTAAATCCTTCTTATCGTATATGCTATATCCTTCAATGAGCTGATCTGCATGATCTCTTTCTTGTTCAGTCATTCTGTTTAATTCAGCTTTGGTTGGAGGATTCAAAAGTTCGTGTAATTCAGTTGCTGTTGGTTCATACCAACCAAGCATAACTCTAGCATGTGCTTGTGTCACTTTTGCAGAACTGAAATGCTTTGCAAACTTAAAATCATCAGCTTTAAATTTAGAAGGATCTGTTTGCCACTTTTCTAACCAGTCTTCAATTGCTTCTGACTGTGTACAGGCTTGTTCAAAAATACGTTCTTTGATACTTGGTTTATACACATTACCCTTTTTCTTTTCTGCTTCTTTTTTCTTTTCTTCAGTCTTTTTGATTGTGCTACCAACATCAACTAGTTCTTGTAACCATTTATCAATAGTTTCCGACCGCGGAGTAATCTCGCCCATTGTTCCTGCTAAACCTTTCCAGTATTCAGCATAAGGTTCATAGTAATCCGGACAGCCAACATTCGCTAGTCTACACAAACCTCCTAATGAAGATCTAAACTCTCTGTCTGGACATTTAGAAATAGTTTTAAACTGTTCTTTCCATTTATCTGATTTCTTAACATATTCTAGAATCCATTTTTTGTAAGCATCAGTTTTAAAATCCATACGATAGTGTTCCGTGGCGGCATGCATTCTCCTGCTATACTGTTCCCCTGTTAATTTTTCACCAGGTTCCCATTTTGGTTCTACGGCTTTTGTTTTAAAAAATTTTGGTTGCTTTTTTCTTGCCATTAAATTCTCCTGGAAATTCTTTGTCTCTTAACACTATATATTAAACATTTATAAAAGTCAATCTATTTGTATGACTTTTTCTGATGAAAAGCTCTTTTGTACATGTTATGAAGGAATAGATTCATCTTGCTAGAAGAGCTTGCTTCTTTAAAACTTGTGGTGTGTGTCCACGACTCTCTTTTGAAAGGAATTATTTGCACGAATGGTTGTCCTGGCTTAAATGAAGTTTCTTGTTTATTAAGATACAATGGTAGATTCACTTGACTGTGATCATATTCATCTGTATCTATTATCGCAGGCATGACAGTGTAATCATTTTTAAACTGATAAAAAGGCTCCATTATAAGACTACTGTATCCTGGAGGTGTTTTGATACGCCAAGGAAGTGTAACCTTATAGTAACCCTTTTTTACACCGTCTATATGCACAGGACATTGATCATGTGTATGAAATCTTGTAGGATGGGTCATTCTATCCATGACTGCATGGAACTCACCTATGCGTTCAACAGGATTTACAACCCCTATCTCCTGAATATCTTCATTGTATTCTGTGCCCATTTCTGTTTCGTAGGGATACTGTAAAATGTAGCCTGCGGTGATAATATCTCTCACAGGCCAACATTTAGATATGTTTGGTGAATCAGCTTTTAATTCAGCATACCATTCTGGTAAACAATCCTTCGCAGGCAAAATAGGAAAGTTCTTTAAAACTACCTTATCAGAACATACGAATTCAATATTCATTATTCGTGTTCACCACCTGGGTCACTTGGATCTAAAGGCACCTTATGGGCATTGCCTTTTTTATCTCTATAGATAGTGTACATTCTTCCTCTCCCGTGTGAATGATAACCATCTTTTCTCCATTGAAACATGCCTGGCTTATATTCGGCAACTTTAAAAGTTGCTACAGTAATTACAACTGCCGCCACAAATAACACGTGAACGATGGCACTAATACCAAACGCCATGATACTGTCAGCTATGGCAATTGAAAATACTGCTGACCACATAAATGCTAGTACCTGCATAATCATATGTCTAGCATGTAGGTCTGGAATATGTCTCAATGGATTAATTTCTGCGTCCATTATATGATTCCAACAATCTACTACAAAACTTCTCATTTTCTTCTCCTTAAAAATCACCATCCATACCGTTGATGGTATATGTTTTGCCTTTATAACCTTCGTCCATTTTTTCAACGTCGGTCATTACTTTCCCCCTAATTCTTTCTTTTGGATTAAACTTTTTCTCCTGCTTCGAAACCTCTGAAGCATTTGAACCTTGGGAACCTGAGACTATACGTTTCAGAATCCTGAGACTGCGTTCTAGCATCAGCTCTTATCTCCACTAACTGACCAATGAGATCAGTACGTTGAGTCCAGAACTGATCACGTTGAGCGTCACTGAAGCCACTCCCACAGTTAAGGCGATAATTGTATCCATCGTCTTCTCCTTCTAAAATTACGGCACCCAATCTACCTTCATTACGGCCAGTGCCTTCTTCTACCGCAACAACTTTCAATGTTACTTCAATAAATGGTTTGGCTTTTAACCAAGCATGACTTCTTTTACATTCGTATATAGCATTAGGATCTTTTATCATAACCCCCTCATAACCACCGTCTACAGCCGCTTTATTAAGCTCTACAAAGCGTCTTTGACCTTCTTGGGTGTCTAAGTCTACATCTTCCCAATCAAGGGCTTGTACGTGCTTTAAAATGCTTGTATGTTGTTCTACCCAAGCCTTAACTGCTTGACTTCTAAAGGATTGTGGTTTGTCCCATTTTCCCTTTTGGAATTCGGATAATGGACACATATCAAACAAATGTAAAACTGCATCATTATTTTGTACATTATCTTTTCTATGTACTTGCTTCATCAAGTCTTGAAAGTTAGCACTCATTACTTCACCATCCAAAACCAAATCATAAGGTGGAGGATTATCTTTAATGACTTCTTCGATTTCGGAAATAATATGTCCAAAATTATGAAACTGTTTTCCGTTTCTGCTAAACATCTCAACTTTACGTAGATGACCGTGGCTAGTATCACCATGTATAATGGTAATTACTCTAACACCATCTAGCTTTATTTCAACCTGCTTTTTGCCAATCATTTTCTTTTCATGATTAGCACTATCATGAGCAAGCTGGCATGTAAACACAGGAATATTGTACTGCGGAAAATTATTTTTCTTTGCAACATTGTTTACGGTTTTTTCACTGACACCGCATCTTAAATCTTTTATAAGGATCCTTCTATAAAATTTATTCCATTGATCCTGTGTAGCTATATCTCTTGTTAGTATTATTGCATCACGAGCATCGTGACCTGTCAGTTCTCTATTTTTTAATTGTATAGCGAGTGTTTTAAATACGTCCCATTTTAGTCCTTGTCCGTCAACTTTAGAGTCTGGAACTTGTTTTACACCAAAAGTACATAATGGGTCAAGGGCCATTTTGACTCCTTCAAAGAATTCGTCAAGCCCTTCGTTCATTGCATCTAACAGGATTGATTCTTTTGCTAACCTTGAGTTGTCAGCTTCTAATTTAGTTATAATTTCTTGTGGTTGTGTTCTCATTTTCTTTGCGCCTCTCTTTTTCAAATTTTGCCTCAGTAGTTACTAACAAATAGAAAACCAAAACAGATATTGGTATTCCAATTAGTGCCAAGCCTATACCATGTGCTATTGTCATTTATACTTTATAATATACTCAATCTTTCCTAATGTCAAGTGTTTTTAAAATAATATTTAACCAAAACGCAATTTGGATAAATATTGTTGTAATCCACTATCAGGATGAGAGGGCAAAAAGTTGATAGATCCAGTAACAGCAATCGCGGGGGCAACCGCGGCATTTAATGCAATAAAATCCGGTTTCAGTGTAGGCAGGGATATAGAATCTATGGCAGGCGACCTAGGTCGTTGGATGAACTGTATTTCCGACCTAAAGAAATCGGAGGAAATGAATAAAAAACCACCCTTGTTCAAAAAATTATTCCAAGCAGGTTCAGTTGAAGAAGAAGCCATGGCAATCTTTATGGCTAAGAAGAAAGCAGAAGACATGCGGGAACAACTCAAGCAAATTATAATCATGTCACGTGGTTTAAGTGCTTGGGATGAACTTATTAAAACCGAAGGCGATATAAGAAAAAAACGTCAGCAAATGATTTATGCACAAGAAGAACGTAGACGCCAGATATTAGAAGTAGTAGGTATCATAGTGTTGGTGTTAATTATAGGTGGTGCCGCACTAGGACTCGCATATCTATACGTAAATAGGTAAAGTGATGATACATGCATTTATGTTGATGGTCATCCTGGGCACAGGAGAAGACCGGCAGGTTCAGCCTAATGCTATGATATTTAGAAGCATTGATGTGTGTCAATATTATGCAAAACGAATTCCACGCCAATATGGTAATTATGGAAGTAAATACCTAATGGATCCTAAAGATAGAGTGACCGCATACTGTAAGCCTGTATATGTACAAGATGGACCTAATATCTATGATCATTAAACGTAATAAGGATCGTTAAAGTTAGGATCGTCCATACCTGTAACTTTTTGTACCTCTGGCACATAATGCTTTAACATATTTTCAACACCTAATTTTAG